GGATTGTAGAAAAACTTCTCGATCCTCAGCGCGTGTTCAATTACTCGAAATCGCGCGAAATAGAAGAGGGTGCTCTAGCTCCGCGCGCTAAGTATTGGATGACGCGCAAACAGGCTGAGGGAGAAGAAGACACACTAGCCACAATGAACACAAACGCTGATCCGGTTCAGTTCTTCAAGCCTGATCCAGAAAACCCAGGGCCGCCGCAACAAAACGGAGGCGCGCAGATCAATCAAGGGTTGGTAACATTGTCGGCTGACATGCGCACCATATTCCAGCAATCAGCCAGCTTATTTGCCGCCAGTATGGGAGATAATCCAGGGCTGCAATCTGGTGTTGCAATCAAGCGGCTTCAAGATAAGGGCGATGTTGGCACGATAAAGTATTTCAAGGCGCTTGAGCGGGCAATTGCGCGGACATCCAGAATACTTGTCGATGCAATCCCAAAAGTTTTTACCGAAGAGCGCGAACTAAGAATATTGGGCGAGGATGGTACAGCAGATATTCGCAAAGTAAACCAGCCGGTATTCGATCAGCAATCCGGCAAGATGGTCATTCTCAACGACCTGTCACGCGGCAAGTTCAGCGTTTCGTGCTCTTCCGGCCCAAGCTTCCAAACAAGACAGCAAGAAACCGTTGCTGCAATCACTGAAATTGCTGCTGTTGATCCGTCAGTGATCCAAATGGGTAGTGACATTCTGTTTAACAATCTGTCATCGCCTGGCATGGATTTAATAGCTAAGCGCAAGCGCCAGCAACTATTCCAAGCAGGAATGATACCGGTCGAGCAAATGACCGATGAAGAAAAGCAGCAAATGCAGCAAATTCAAAGTCAGCCACAGCCTCCAGACCCGGCCACGCTGCTTGCCCAGGCAGAGATCGGCAAGGCTCAGGCGCAAACCGCAAAAGTGAATGTAGAGGCGCAGGTAGCGCAACGACAGGAAGACCGCGCTGACGCACTGGCTCAGGCAAAAATACAACTCGATCAAATGAAGTTGATTCTTGATCAGCAAGCGCAGTTGATAGAAGCGCAGAATAAACAGGCAGACACGCTGAAATTGATCAAAGACGCAATCGGCGCTCAAACCGTAGTAGGCCCGGCAAATACCGAAGCCTACGCAAGAGCCGCAAATAATCTCAACGAATCTTTAACCCGTACGTGACGGCATCACGGCAACCTTTTTAAAGGATATGGAAATGACTGAAGAAGCTCTGCAAACAATCGACGAAGAGATTGAAAATCCAGAAGTGGAAACTCCCGAGTCAGGGCAGGGAGAAGAAGCCAGTAATGACGCAAATGATGATCCGGCGGGGTTTACCAAGCGGATAAACCAGAAGCATTTTGAGCTGATGGAGCAAACGCGAGCAAGAGAAGCTGCCGAGGCTGAAATTGCGCGTTTGAAATCTCAAATTCCTGAGAACTCGAAGCCCGTCATTCCTCCGATGCCTGATCCGTATGATGCTGATTTCGATGAGCGCATGCGGCAACGCGAAGAAGCCATCAGACAAACGGCTATTTACGAAGCAAACGAGCAGGCGCGGCAAGCGCAGTTATCCGATCAAAATAATGCAAGACTGGCGGAGCAGCAAAGAAATTTAGTAGCAGCTGTTAATACCTATTCCGAAAGAGCAAAGGCTTTAGGTGTAAGTGAAAGCGAATTGAAAGTGGCAGGCCAAACGGTAGCCGCTTACGGTATTGCTGAGCCGGTTGCAGAGTTTATTCTGCATGACGACAAAGGCCCTGCAATCACTGCATATCTTGCAAGGAACCCGGAACAGCTTGAGGCAATGTCCAAGCTAAATCCATTGCAAGCCGCGATTCATGTCGCCACAAACATCAAGCCAAAACTCACCGATAGACCAAGAACAGCTGACTTGCCCAAGCCCCCTGACACTCTAAGCGGCGGTGGAGTCGCCAAAAGAGAGCGCGGTCCTAAGGGCGCAACATATCAATAAACAGGAGATTTAAATGTCCAATAATTTTGACAGTAATATCACAAGAAAACTGGCGCGGGTTTTCTTGGAAGCATTTGAAACCGAGCGCGTGCTATCCAAGAATGTAAACACGCAGTTGTTGGCTGTCAAATTCGATCCATCCAGCGGTGATACAGTAGACTTTAAGCGTCCAAATGATTACAAGAGCCTAAGCACCACGGATGGTGATATCAGCACTACGCGGCGTGACATCATCACAGGGAAGGCTAGCGGGGTTGTGCAAAATTACATCACGGTTCCAATCGAATGGAAAGAAGCTGATGAAGCAATTAAGATGGATCAGCTTGATGAATTGATAGCGCCAGCTGCCCGCCGCATTGTGACCGATCTTGAGCTTAATATGGCAACGTATATGCTCAAAAATACCGGTTTGCTTGCTGGCACTGTGGGAACTGCTGCAACTACTTGGGATCATGTTGCAAAAGCAGGGGCAATGATGAATGCAACCGGTATTCCAATGGACGCGCCGTGGTATTACACGGTAAACCCATTTACTCAGGCCAAACTTGCATCTAATCAGAGATCACTAGGCGCTGGTGGCACCGCTGGCGATCTGATCACTACAGCGCACGAGAAAAGCACACTTTCACGACAATATGCCGGGTTTGATCGTGTTATGACTGCTAACACCTTGCCAAGCTACAATACTGACGCAGCGGCAGACCGTGCCGGTACTTTGACGGCGAATCCAACTGTTACATATGTTGGAGCAAAGGACTCTATGACCATGAGTATTGCTGTTACGGCAATGGGCGCAAATGCCGTGGTTGCAGCCGGAGAGACAATTCAAATTACTGGGCGTTATCGTAATAATTTGGCTACTCGTCAGAAAATTCTTGACGATACCGGAGCGCCTATTCTGTTTACCGGCACCGTTACCGCAGCGGTAACACTAGGCGCTTCTGGAGAGGGTACTTTGGTAATTACCGGGCCTGCTATTTACGAAGCTTCTGGTGCTTATAACACGGTTGATTCCGCTCCGGTTTCTGGCGACGTTGTGACGCGGCTTGGTTCTGCAGGAGCAACCATACAGCCTAATCTTTTCTGGCATAAAAACGCTTTCGGTATTGGTTCTGTCCCTATCGGGAAGCTGTACTCAACGGATACCATCGCCACCACCGAAGACGGGCTGCAAATTCGTATTTCAAAAGGTGCTGATTTCTCAGCAAACAAGCAAATGGTACGTTTTGACTTGCGCCCTGCTTTTGCTTGCTTCAATCCGTTCTTTGCCGGTCAGGGTTTCGGTAGTTAATAGCAACAGTTAATCACACAGCACGGGGCTTAGGCCCCGTTTTTATTTTGGGGAAAATAATGAATCAAATCGTATGGGTTAAGCCATCTGGTATCGAAGTTATAACAAACGATTTACCGGCAACAATTGAAGCGGCAAAGGCTTTGGGATGGAAGCGCAAGGAAGCGGCAAAAGCAGAAGCGCCAAAAACTGGCGATAAATAATCATGGCAACAGTCGCGCAAGTAGCCAAAGCATCGCTTCAGAGGATTCTTGTCCAGGCCTCTGAAGCAGACTTAGAGCCTGATGAATATCAGGATTATATTTTTGCTCTGAATAACTACATGCTTGCTCTTGATGCCAATGGCATTTCGCTTGGATACACCGCTGTTTCCGGTCTTGGAGATACCGTAACCGTTCCAACCGGTGCGCTGCGTGGAATCATCGCAAATATGGCCATTGAGGTTGCGCCAGACTACAACGGGCAAGTGACCGATGCGCTTAGAATTGCAGCTGATGAGGGGCTGAAGACAATGCGATTGCTGGGGCAGCGCATAACGCCTTCCGCCTATCCATCAAATCTGCCGCGCGGCAGTGGTAATAATTACAGCAACTTGCATGGATCAGCGTTTTATCCAGATTCTGAAGCTGCAATATTGGCGGAAACAACTGGCGCAATCTCGCTCGAAACAGGAACAGTATGAACCGATCTGACGGAAGAAAGATAAGCGCATTCCCTGCGCTGACATCATTGCCGAGCGATGCTATCCTGAATTTCATCAGCGGTGGTGTTAATTATCAAATCACGCTTGCTGATTTCCAGGCTTCACTGGCAGTTACCGGCTCTATTGTTCAGGACGGCGATCCGACCGGCACGCCTGTTCTTGATACGCAAGGGGCGGTCAACAATATCCGCAACCTGGAGGATGGTGCGGGTATAACCACATCTGTTTCAGCTCAGAACGGAATCACGATAGAGCATAACTTCCAAGCAGGATCAGGCGGGGAGCATCTGCTTACAGGTAAAACAAATAAAAGTCCGATGATTGGTGACATTATCGCCGGGACAAATATCGCATTGACTGCTGAAGCCGGTGGCGTGAAAGTATCGAATATCAAAGTTCCTCCGTTACCGGCAAATGTTGTGCTGGTTTCGTCAATGTCAGACTTCCCGGCAGCTGTTGCTGGTGTTAGAACTCTTGCTGCTGATACTTATTATTACGTTCTGTCTGATTTGAGTACCTCAGACCGATTTGATGTCAGCTATGGGAATGTCACGGTCACATCGTTTGG